ACCAACGAGGACCAATGAGCTTCAAGCTGAACCTGAGCATTTTCAAGTCGACCAAGCCCGAGAGCAAGGTGGACTTCAGCGGGATGATGAACATCAAAGTGGAGGAGCTGGATGCGCTCTGCCGCTTTGTGATGAGCCAAACCCCCGATCAGTACGGCAGCGTCCAGGTGCCGATCAGCGGCTGGAAGAAGACCAGCCAGAAGGGATTGGCCTATGTGAGCGCCGTGGCGCAACCGCCGCGCGACTGGGTGGATCCTGGCGATGCTGCGCAGAAGCTGGCCGCGGCCACTGATGGCGTGGTGGTCGACGTGAGCGACGATATGTTCTAACGCCCCATCAGTTCACATTCGAGCCGCGCGATCTCGTTGACGGCCTGCTGGAGCAGTTGTTGCTGGTAGCAGGCTTGTTTATAGAGAGCGACGGCCATAGTGCCCGCGTCTTTGCTGTTGAGCAGAGCGCGGGCATGTTTTTCGATTTCAAACTGCTGCTCTGCCGACAGGGTGACGGCCATCCACTCACCGAACCGCATTGTGCTAGACCAGTGGGGTACACCTGCATGATACCGATGCAATGCCAGCGCTGCTCCAGCTCGATGGTCAGAGCAGTAGCCACGAACAACAAGGAGCCGGGCGTGACCGTACGGAAACGGCAGTGTGCCGACTGCGGTTTCGTGTGGTTCACGGTGGAGCTGCCTGTTAGCCCGGCGGTGGTGGGCTGGGGGCGGATCGATGCGAAAGGGCAGAGCAAGCCGGTGCTGCGGGTACCGGTGGAGATCGCGGTCGGCAGCGAGGCCGTGTGAAGAACTGTCACACGGTGTTGGCATGTGCCCCGTAGGCAGGGCATGATTGTGTGCATCGGAGGGAAACGCCTCCACCGCACTCCCAGTCATGACCACCACCATCAACGGCCGCACCTTCGAGCTGACCGAGAACACCGCCGAGCTGGCCAATCTCCGCGCTCACATCAAGAGCCAAGGCTTCGACGGCACCATTTGGGAGGGCTTCAGCGCTCGCACCGGCCGTCAGCGCAAAGATCTGCGCTCACTGATCTATTGCACCAAGAGCGGCCAGTTCGTGATCGCTTGCTCGGTCTGAGCCCTTTGGGGCTCTCATCCACCTATCACTTCAATCCAATGATCAACCGCATCAACAACGCCATCTGCTTCCTTGTCGTCGCGGCCGTGTTCGCCATGATCGGCATCGAGGCCGGCAACCAAGCAGGCGCCACGCACTCCGGCACCCAGTCCTACATCGAGGTGCGCAAGTGACCCCCCGCCGCTTCTACTTCACGATCAAGGCCGCCAACGTGGTCGAGTGCGTGCAGGCGCACAGCCTGACGGAGGCCAAGCTGATCGCTGCCGATACATGGCTCCCATGGTGGAATCAGATCGAATGGCTCAATCCTGAATCTGTCACCGATCCCAATGTCTACCTCTAGCTCCCCCATCGCCTTCCAATGGCGCACTGACCCCGAGGATCAAGGTGTCTATGGCGAAGGCATCAGCCGGCCACGCCATGGTGCTCGCACACGCGAGTATCGCCTGCTTGTCTACCCAAAGGGCGCGCGCCCACTGACATGGATCACGCGCGCTGAATCACAAAAGCACGCGATCCTGTATGCACAGAATCGTTGGCCATCCGCTGAAATCGAACTCGCATCATGACCCCAGACCAATCCATTGTTCCCTTCCACCGTTCATTCATCCTTGCGAAAGTTATCTACCTCGACAAGGTGAATGATCTCAGTCGATCCGAACTGGATCTGCTGAACATCGAGACGCTGGCTGCATTGCAGGAGGCAAGGCACAACTACGACCTGATCGAAGACAAGCAATCCGAGGAGGCCAGTGGCGAGTATCGCCGGATGAAGATGGCCGGCTACTTCCAAGCTGCTATTCAAATCGCCCTGCAGAGCCGATGAACGACGCATCCCGCGCCCGTCTCTATAGCCTGCTCGAGGGCAGCAATACCTTCAAGGCTGGCCAAGCATCAGAGCGTGACCGCCTGCGGCTGCTGATCGACATTCGCATCGATCAGCTACGGGGTACCACCGGCATCAAGAACCGGGAGCAGCTCTGCGCTGAACTGTTGAACCTCCGTCAGTACCTCAACGAATGAAAGCCACGTTCCTCGACGATCAACGCCACGAGATGATGGAGGCGCTCTATCGCGCCAGTGGCCGCACCTGCGGCACTTACACCGGCCTGTGGGAGGAGTTTGCCCGTGATTTGGCGGCGAACTTCCGCGATACCTACTACCCAGACCTGTTCGCCAAGGTGGTCAAGGCCATGGATGCCACCGAATCGGTGATGGCCGAAAAGCAGGCGCAGCAGGCCATCGAGGTGTGCCGCCAGCAGTTACTAGGTGACAAATGGCGGTGACCACCAGGGTCCGCAATCGCACCCTGAATATCCGGGTGACGGACGAAGAAGTAGCAATGGCGCGGCAGATCGGCAACGGCAATGCCAGCCACGGCTATCGGCTCGCTATTCGTTGGATGGCCGACCGCTCGATCAGTGGCATCCCGCTCAGCACCATGCTGCGCGCTGCTGCTGAGATGGCGGCCGACCTTGAACGCACACCTAAGAGAGGAGCACCACCCCGTGGCTGATCTGGTCAACCACCCCCCGCACTACCAAGCGGGAACCATCGAGGCGATCGACTTCATCGAGTCGGTGATCGCCGATGCGCCGCACATGGTCTTGGCCTACCTGCAAGGCCAAGCGCTCAAGTACATGATCCGCATGTGGCTCAAGGGCAACGCGCTCGAGGATGCCCGCAAAGCGGAGTGGTATCTGAATCGACTCATTGCCAAGATGGAGTCATGCTCGAACATCTCCGCCTGAACTGGCTTGAGCGCCAAGCGCTGCAGATCCTCTGCCGCAGCGAGCGCATCGGTCTGCTGGTGATCAAGCGCCATAGCTCCCGGATGGTCTTCATCGTCCGGGATCAGACTGATCCCATTGACATCACGCAGGCTGATGAGCCGCTGTCGATGCAGCTCGAGCGGTTGTATCACCAGCCGAGCTTCGGGGAGGATGAATGATCAGGTTGCACGCCGGCCGATTGCTGCTGGTGTGCGACCGCACCGATCGAAGCTGGCACGCGCGCGTGATGCTCGGTCCGAAGGCTGAGCATCAGGTCGAGGTGGATACCGGCACCGTCCATCTGCCGGATGCGCTGCTGCGTGCTGAATCGGTTTTCCAAGCGGCGGTGGCCAGCATCAGGCCAGAGACCGCCAGCGTGATGTGCTGGGACTGCATCCAGTGGGAGATGAGTACGCAGCGGTGTGATCTGCTGCTGCCGGAGAGCAAGCGAAGTGGCGGGCGCTACGCCGCGAGTTGCGACTTCTTCCAGCGGGCATTGCCGGCGGCAGACTGATAGAGGCCGTCCTGGTCGCCGTGTCCAAGCGTGAGTTCAACACGCCAATCCGTGAGCCGTGGAATGTGCTCATCCATCAATCGCTGCAGGCAATCGATCGGCACAACATGCTGTGGATCAACTCAGGCGATGGATGGCACCTACGACAGGCGCAGGTATTGCGTGACTATGTGGCGGACCTCAAAACCTGGATCCATCGTGAGGAGGCACGGCAATGTTCGGACCTGAAGTGATCAGTCGAGATGACCGCGAGGGCGGTTACATCGAGACGCTGCTGCCAGCGGAGAAGGGGGAGGTGTATTACCGGAGCTGCGTCGGCGGCGTGTGCCGGTATAGCTCGGACTGGTTTCAGGCGGAGATCTACCTGAACCAGATGCTCAAGCCATGAAGGTGCCGCCGGTGGTCGTGTTTGGGCTGACCTGGTTAGGCGGCATGTTGCTCGCCACCATCTGGCTGACGATGTTCTGAGTGGCTGGTGATCCACTGCACGATCGCCCACTCACCGAGCGCCGACCAGAACGGTTGAGCGCGATACCAGTCGACCCATGGCTTGTGGCCTTTCTGGCTGTTGCACATCAGGCAGCAGGAGACCAAGTTCTCGCGGACCGTCAGGCCGCCGTGGACCTTAGGGATAACGTGATCGAGGGTGGGGCTACGGCCGAGGGGATCGTTGCAGTAGGCGCACCTGTATCCCCAGCGGAGGTGGATCTGATCACGGGCGGAGCGCCGGGTGACCAGGCGCGTCTCATCAATGTGGTGCTGTTCCACTGAGATCGACCGGCAGGGGAACGGCGTGGACCTCTAGGTCGAGGATGTCGTCATCACTGGGAAGGAACTCAGCGATGTGAGAGTAAATATCAGCCGGCAGCTCCTCGGGATCGGTTTCGGAGCGCACCACCAGCTTGGCGGTGATCTCGACGATGAACGCCCGCATGGGCAGTAGCCCCGGCTGGTTAAACGGTAGCGGGTGCAACCGGATCAGCCTGTGTGACAGTTTGTGAACGTGCCCTGCATCCGGGGCACTGTGCCCTGTCGGCGGGGTATTCTTTCTCTATCGACAGCCACCCGATCATGTTCTTCCTCCAAGTCAACGGCATCGCTCAGACCGGCATGATGACTCGCAAGGCCGCCATCGCTGCAGCCGAGCGCGGTCATGCTGAGCGCCCTGACGTCATCGTCGTCCTCATGAAGTTCAACCCCGTCACCAACCGCGATATCGAAGTCAAGCGTCTCTACTGATGCGAGTCCTTGTCGCCTGTGAATACAGCGGCCGAGTGCGCGATGCCTTCCGCCGCCATGGTCATGACGCATGGAGCTGTGATCTGCTCGAGTGCGAGGCCGATCCCCGTTGGCACCTGCAGCATCCAGTCGAGGAGATCCTCGATCAAGGCTGGGATCTGATGGTCGCTCATCCTCCCTGCACCTATCTCGCCATCAGCGGCATGTGGGCGACTTACTCGGGTAAGCGTGATCCTGCTTTGACCGATCAGGCCATGGACTTCGTGCGTCTTCTGATGGCCGCACCGATCCCTCGATGGTGCCTTGAGAATCCGGTGAGCATGATCAGCACCGCGATCCGCAAGCCGGATCAGATCATCCAGCCATGGGAATACGGGCATGGCGAAGTGAAGACCACCTGCCTGTGGCTCCATAATCTGCCGAAGCTCAGGCCGACTAGCTATGCCGATGGGCGTGAGCAGCGGATCCTGAATCTGCCACCATCGCCCGATCGATGGAAGGAACGCAGTCGCACCTATCAAGGGATCGCCGATGCCATGGGTGATCAATGGGGTGCGCGTGAGCTACCACCTGTTGCACAGCAGTTAGCCTTGCTCCCATGACTTACATCCTCCGCATCGGTCCATGGCACGTCGGACCGTTCAGCACGCACATCGCTGCCACCACCTTTGCGGAGCAGCACGGCTGCGACGATTACACCATGATCCCGCTGGATGATCCGGCCGAAGCGCCCGGCATGATCCACCGCCTACGGATGGCACCGCTGCAGCATCCAATGAAAAAGCCCCAGCCGTCCCGCTGAGGCCTGCTGCTCTCCCGTTGAACGCTAGCCCTTGCTGCTGGTGACGCCTAGATCTGCGTTATATCTTCCGGTCTGGGCATAGCTCCGATCCGGTCGACCGCTCACCAGCAAGAACTTCATCTGCCCGATGCGCAGGCCAGGCCAGACCGGCAGTGGATGCATCCGCCGGCTGTTCTTCAGCTCCATGGTCAGCCTGCTGCCAAACCATCCTGGATCGCACCATCCGGCTTCCGCATGATCCCAGCCTTCGCGTGCGCGGCTGGACTTCAGCACGAACTGAGCGCCAACATGCTCCGGCAGGTTGAAGATTTCCCTGGTCTCCGCCAGGAACCACTCCCCCGGCTGAATCCAGAACGGATCTTCTTGCGTGTGGCCGGTGATGCCGAGGATCTGCAGCTCAGGATGCCCTGCCACCTCGATCATGATCCGATCGCCGAGGATCACATCCAAGCTGGCCGGGTTCAGGTGCTCCTCGACATAGGGGCTCACCATTGCCTCCTGCTTGCACAGGCGGCGGATCTCATGATCAGGGAGAAGCATCAGGTGTAATCCCAGCGGCGGCGCTGCCCATCAGCACGGCGACCGAGATGGATGAAGGCCGGTGCAGCGTAGCCGAGGCTGAATGGCCAGTTCTCATCACACCACTTCTCGACAACTTTCATGTCAGCACCATCGACCACGAAGTCGACAGCACCGACACCAGGTGCTGAATAAAGATGCTCGCTGTTGGTGGCACCACCGACTGAAGCGTTGATCGCCGAAGGCCGGTAGCCCGAAGTGATGATGATGCTCTTGCCGCCGAAGCGCTGCCGCACCCGCTCGAGGAACGCCGCCAGCTCCGCTGCAGTGTTCACCTGATATTGATGAACGAAGCGCCGCGCCTCTTGATCGAGCGCAAACTCACCCAGCCTGATGTGCGGCGTGATGCGCGCGCTGAATGATGAGTCTGGCGTCAGCCTGGCGGGTTCCTGCTGCATCTTCGGCCGATGGTCGCCCCATAGCTCACCCTCTGCTCTACGGCGCCGCAACAGGCCAGCCTCCACGTTGCTGCCAGGGTTGCGGTACAGCTCGAGCGCTGCGGGCACCTTGTCCCATGCCTGCTCGCGCAGCACCTTGGTGATCGTCTCGAAGCCGGGCGTGCCGTAGAAGCCAGCGCCGAGATTGTAGGCAAAGCTCACCAACGCCGATCGCTGGTTGTCGTCCATCACCTTCCAGTGCGGGATGGTGCTGGCCAGCTTGTCGGCGATGCGATCCACCTCAAGGCGGAGCATCATGTCGGCCTCGATCACGTTGATCTTGTCGCCGCGCTTCACCGGCACGCCACCGCTATAGCGAGTGGTGCCATAGCCGATCGTCCATGGATCGCCACCGCTGAGCGGATCGGGATAGGCGGAGAGGTGGACGCCCTCGAACTGCTTGATCAGGTTGATCGCAGCCGATAGGTCGATCTGCTTGCCATCCTGCGACCAAGCCTCGAACCACGGCCGATCACGCCGCATTGCCTGCTTGTACCCATTAGCGGCGAGATCCTGCTCGAGCAGGCTGATCGCCGCGGCCTGATGGGGGAGTCCTTTGTAGTACCGAAACAGAGTCTGCAGGGTGATCGGTGCCGTGTTGGCCATGTCAGCGGCGCTTGGGGAACATGATGCGCAGCGCTTGGAGGATGAGCTGGACCCAGCTATTGGACTTCAGCGGGGAGACGGCGATGATCTCGGAGCCAGCGGCAACGATGATCGCGATGATCGCAATGGTTTCAGGTGACATAGGAAGTAGTGCCTGAATCCCCAAACTACTGCCCTAGCTCCAGTGCGCGCACGCGCTTATCTAAGTCAGCCAGTTCAGTGCGTGCGTCGATCTTTAGTTCTTCAATCGATTTGGCCATCTGCACCACAGTGGCCTCGATCCGTGCGGACTGGATCTGCATCGAGATCAACAAGCCACCGATGGCGACCATGCCAGTAGCCAAGACGGTGGGCAGCGAGGCGGAGAAGACGCCACCTACGCTCTGTGGTTCTTCAGCCATTGCCGCGGCTTCCATCCCATCCATCGTAGCGATCGAACGGGTCCGGCTTTCCCTGCAGGATGATCACCGCACGGCGGTAGTAGTGGTTATCCGTCTTCCCGACACGCTCAAGATGGTCGCGGATCTTGCGCCAGTTCTCGAGCGTATCGCGGTCCATCAGCGGCCTTGCCCCCTCAGTGGCTTGCGGCCGCGGCGCCGCGGGCGGGACTGTTGCCCATACCCTTGGCGTGTGGTCTTCGGTGGTCCCGGCTGATGCTCGATGCGAGCGGTGCCGGTCTTCGACTTCACTGCCATGGCACACCAGCGGCCTGCGTCGGATGCCGCTGTTCATCGAGCTGGTGCTGCAAGGCACCCTCAATCTCGGCCACCTTCTCAGCGCCAAAGTTGTCCTTCACCCAGCCGATCACCATCTCCTCGGTGAGATCCGCAAAAGGGATCAGCTTGTCGGGGCGCTCAAAGCCGACAGACCCATAGGCCGAGCTGGCGTAGGTGCCATCCTCAGCCGAGAGCGTCCAGTGCGCCGTCAGAACGAATCCATCGGCGGTCTCTCTTTCGAGATTGGCGATCCGCCAGGTGAAGGTGGTGCTAGGCGTTGCGGTGGGCATGGTGATGTGATCCGTGGCTGGAGTTTAGGTGAGGTGGCAAGTCAAGGCACTGCCGGATCTGCTCCTTGCGCTGTTCAATGCGCTCTCGGCGCTCAGGGTCGAAGTCCTTGGTGAGTTCCGAAAAGGAGCGCATCATCGGATTTTGTCCGATCTTTTCGCTGTTTTTGACCATTAGTGAGTAGGACTACGCGCCCTTAAGAGCTGCTACTTCAGCTTCCAGGGTTTCGATGCGCCCGATAGCTTCCTGCAGCGCAGCCGTCAGCAGGGGCACCAGCTTGGATTGGTCGATGCCTTGGTAAACGGGGTTGCCGTCAGCATCTACTTCGTCTTTGCTGCCAGTGACACACTCAGGGACAACGGCCTGTGCTTCGTGGGCGAGGAAGCCATCTACCGTGCGATCAGGTGCAGAAATAAAATTAAATTGACTGGGCTTGAGTTGTTTAAGGCGATTCGAGGCGTTAACCAGCGGGACGATGTTTTCTTTCAGCCGATAATCTGAGCTTGTATTGTAAGCAGTAGCGGTGCCGCCAGAAATAGTAATTGAACCGACAGTAGCCGCTGGAGATCCTTGGCGGAATGTAGCAGCCGTCTGTGTTCCTGATCCAGTATGAGTAAAAATTGAACATGTTGTGCCACTGCTTGTTTGGTAAAACATTGACCAGCCAGACACTTGAAATTGTTGGCCAGTTAGATCACGAAGTTGAGTATCTCCAACTATTACGCTTCCTCCATTTGTAATCCTCATCCGCTCCGTCGGGCTGCTCGCTCCATCGGCGGTAGTGGAGAACACTAGGCGGCCTGGCATGTCACCGGCACCGCCGCCAGAGACCGTACCATCTACCTCAGCCGCAATTCCTGCAGCTCGGTTATAAGAACTTCCATTGGCTCCGTTAAAATAAATGGCTCCTAAAGAGTCATTGTTTGCTACGGCTGTGTTTGTCCCGACGGTCCCACTTTTGCTTCTAAAAAGACTAATGTTGGCTTCGTCACCGGCACTGGCGCTAAACCTATAAGCTCCCAACCCGTCGCCCGTACCCGCAATTTGAACAGGTGCGCCGCCAATAGCACTAGACGTGCCAACTAACAGCCTACGAGATGCATCAATTCTCAGAGCCTCAGTTCCACCGTTTTGGAAGATGTGACCGCCGGCGTCTGAATGGTTGTAGATGTTAGAACCTGTGCCTACGGCGTCATGATCAATCTCTCCGTAATACGAAGCATTAGAGCCAAAACGAATCTTTCCAGCAGTATGCAACAACGCGCCAGGCGAAGTAGTGCCAATCCCTACGTTGCCTGCCGAGGTGACAACCAGCTTGTCGGAGTAGCTGCTTCCAGGCGTCTGAATTGAAAACACGCCATTTGTATTACCGATAAACGTTTGGCTGGACGAGTCTTTTAGCGCGACAAAGACGCCGGTTGTACCTGTGCGCTCAAATACTGTTGGTGTGCCAGCCGTTCCAGACACGTGAAGTGTATTACTAGGGCTACTAGTCCCCAGACCTACCCTGTTATTGGTGGCATCAACGTAGAGCGTGTTGCTGTCAATATCAACGTTGCCGTTGGAGTCGATGGTTAGGCGAGCCGTGCCACCCGTTGAAATGCCAACTTGATTGGCGCCGGGAGAATAGAAGCCGGTGTCAGTGCCGCTGTCCTTGAAGTAGATCGATGGTGCGGCGGCGGTGCCATTCTCGAAGGCGATGGTCGACCACTCGCCATCAAGTTGATAAAGAGTTATCCATGCCGAGTTCGCGCCATTGCGCATCTTCATCACGCCAGCGGTCGTATCCGCCCAGCGCATGTACGCATAGGTGGTAGTCGGCTCGGTCGCACCGCTGTTTTGGGTGACGATTGCTGCGAGGCCATTGTTGATATCGGAACGGACGGCGGCGCCAGTACCGTTAGCGATCACATAGTCGTGCTGAGCCATCAGACTTCCAGGCAATGCCTAGATTCTTGCAGGATTTAGGCCGCCTTGCCATATCCAACGGCCGACCATGCGAAGTTCCGGTCGACGGCGGTGCCTGCGCTGTTATTGAACGTGACCGTGAAGCCAGTGCCACTGACGCCAGTGACCACGAAGTAGTCACCTGTGGCTAGGTTCTGAGCAGTTATACCTACGCTCGGCAGGCTGCTGTTGACGCCACCCAGCGCAGCGGTGCCGGTGAAGAACGGCTTGTCGAACGTGACGGCCTTGGCGCCAGCTCCGCTAGCGATGCTGCCCACGCTCTGCTCCTGTCGCCGCTGGAAGGTGGCCTCATAACCCAGCTCATCGATCAGGATGTTCTGCGCAATGTCGTTGCTGGTCAGCTCGGCCTTGAACTGGAAGCCGCGCCCCTTAAAGGTTCCGTTCACGAACTCCTGCCAGCTCGACCATGTGGGCGTGCCGCTGGGATTGTCGCTGGTGCTGCGCAGGTAGAGCTTGGCATTAACGCCAGCCGCTGCCGCACCATCCCAATCGTCCCAGCTATCCACCTCTCCGGTGCGGCTATCGATCAGATCCGATGGGAAATAGGCACGGGTGACGAAGAAGCGCTTTAGGTCGAGGCTGTAGGCGGAGCCCAGATCAAGGGTGTTTAAGAACTCATAGGTTCCACTGCTGGTTACATTTCCCATCACGTCAAACGTGACAAGTGCATCCACATCCGTGATCGCATCAAATAGAGAGGTGCCATCCAGCGTCAGCGCGTCATATTCCTCGCTGTAGAACACGTCGGTTTTGCTGCCTTGGAAGGGTGGCGTGTCGGCATCTTCGCGGCGTGACTGCACCAGCAGATTGCCCAGCGTGTCGGGCAGGTCCACGATCACGCTCGTCTCGGTTGCTGACTGGCGGCCGCCATCGTCCTCGAACTTGACCAGCACCTCGCCTTCCACCAGCGGGATGATCGCCTCGGTGGCGCTACCGGCCTTGGCCTCCACTAGGTCGACGCTGTTCGCCCAGGTAGCGGTGCCATCGGTCAGGTTGCTATGTCGGATGTGGACCCGACCACCGATCTTCACGTCGAGATCAACGGTTGGATTCCACCGCAGGCGGCCGGAGTTGGCACTGATCGCCTCGAAGGTGAGGTTCTGCACATTGCCCGGCACTGCGGTTTTGCCAACCGCTGCGAAACTCAACGATGCAGGCGAGGTGCTTGGAGTGCGCGCACCGTTGAGGCTATAGACCCGAATCTCGTAGGTCTGCGCAGTGGTGTCGAGGATTTCGTAATCAGTGCGCGGCACGCTGACCGTCGTCCAGTTGCCATTCACCGGGCGCCATTGCACCTGATACTCCGAGACGCCAACGACTGCGGTCCAACTCACGATGAGCTTCACGCGCACTTGGCCGTTGCTTTCGTAGATGGTCTCGCTGGCCGATAGGTTCGTCGGCGCTGGCCGCGGTTCGTTGAGCTGCGTGATGTCGCGCGTCTGCAGCTTGAAGCCACGCTCGACATAGTTGTATTTGCTGGCGTTGTACGCGATCGCGGTCACTTCGTACTGAACGCGATCGATCTCGCTGATCGTCAATACGCGCCAGGTGCTGGTCTCGACGTTGCTGTTGCTCAGCACCCAGATGCTGTTTGCGTTCGGTGCAGTGCTGAATGCTGAAGCGACGGTGATGTTCGCGCCGGCGATACTGCTGATCGCCTTGGTCTCGACGGTGCCGTCAGGCAGGATCACCGATAGCGTCGCGCTGCCGGTGGTGACCAGATCAGTCTCGGCGGTGTCGTCGACCGTGATGACGGTGGTGGTGGCTGCTGCGATCCGGCCACCGCGGCGCACGCCAGCCTTCACCGGATCGGCGATCTCGATTACCTGTCCTGGTCTGACGAGAACACCAGCGTCCACGGAGGTCTTGAAGGAGACCACCTCGGTTTCGTACTGCTCGGTATAGAGCAGCCACTCACCAAGGCGGGCAGCCTGACCGCGGCTGGTGCAGGCGAAGGCCTTGATGTTGGTGGTGATCACGCCATACTTCGCGATGGCTTCCTTGTCCTCCACCACCTCGTAGGCAATGTCCTGAGTCTCGAGATCGAGGTAGCTGATGATCGCGACCGTGTGCCTGGTCTTCAGATCCGAGCCGGTGTAGGTGAAGCCATCAGCACTGACATTGGCCAGCGTGAATAGGTAGCTGGCATCGGTCGGCTTGTCTTGGCTGATGGTCAGGCTGCCAGTGCTCCAGTACGGCATCACCCGCATCACGGAGCACAGATCGTTGATCAGCTTGTAAGCCTCCTCTTGGTTCTGGATCAGGGCATTGCAGGAGAAGCGCGGCTCGGTGCCTCCGAAGCCATCGTCGACGCTGGCCGATGCGTACTGACTGGCGGAATAGAAGGCGAACTTGTCGAGCTGGCTGGCGGCGATGTGATCGCCTAGCCCCCAGCGGGTATTCGTGAGCAGTGCGTAGAGGATCCAAGCTGGATCTGAAGTCCAGACCGCAGCGCCGAAGGTGCCATCCCATGCGCCGGCATAGCTGATGGCGCCGATGGTCTGATTTACAGTCCCATTGCTCGGGATCTGCACCTTCATCCCGCGGACGCGATAGGTGCGGCTGGGGATGCTGCTGAACTGCTCAGCATCGAGGCGCATCGCGACCAAGGCGCTGTTGGGATAGCGCAGCTTCTGCTCAGTGATCTCGGTATAGCTCGACCAGTAGAAGTCGTTCAGCAGGTTGGTGTCGACGCTATCGGCCGTGATGCGCACCACCCGCACATCAACCGGGAAGGAGCCGGTGAAGCTGATCTTGTAGTCCTTCTGATATTGATCAGCGGTGCGGCCGGCGATCGTGTCATCGATCACGGTGGTGTAGCCGCCACCGTTGTATTGAACGCGGATCTGGAGGTTGATGCTGGTGCCACGAACATCACCCTCGTCGGTGTATTGCTCAAGCCGCGGCACCGTGATGGTGACCCGAACAGCGTCGACGGTGGTGTCGGTGATTGTGCGCGTGATCGGCGTGGCTTGCTCAACCTTTACCTGAACACTGCTTTCGCTTTCAATATCGGAGAAGCCAGGGATGTATGTCTGCGCCTGCGTGCCATACCTTGCCTGCAGCGTGACGTTCTGGAAGTTGTAGTCGGCTGATTGCGGATTGGTCGCATCAGCGCCTTGCCGCAGGATCTGCGTGCCGTTCAGAAATACATCCTTCAGCAACGCTCGGTTGTAGTCATCAGTCCCGCGCGTGTAGGCCGCGGCCGACGGGAAACCTTCGATCTCGCCTTCGCTAAGCAGATCGACGAACGTCGCATATTGCTTCGAGGCCAGCGTGTCAGGGTCACGAACTGGCGTCCGAGTCGGCGCGACAACGGTCTGCTGGACAACGGTTGTGCCGCCGCCGCCTCCGCCACCACCACCTGCACCACGGATCAGTTCGCTCATGCTTCTATCTGCACGGTGTCGATGCCGGCCGAGATCACTACGGAGCCGCAGATCACCTCACCGAACACTAGGGGCAGCGGCACCCCGGCTCGGCTGGTGTTCTGAATCCCGCTGAAGCTGTAGGACTTCTGCGGATCCATCTCGGTGTTGGTGGTCCCCTGCGGTCCGCTATAGGTGCTGGATGCTGCCAGCGTTGGCGTTGGCGTCAGCGCCTGCGAGATGCCGCCGAGAATCAGCGCACCGCCGAGGATGCCGATCTTGGTCATCAACGCACCACCAATAGCAGCGCCAACCCCAGGCAGGAATAGGGAGAAAGCAACCAACGCAACGCCAGCAAGGATCTGCCCCACACCACCACCAGCGCCACCGATCACCGGCACGATTTTGATCGCATTGCCGCCAGCTGGACCATGCAGCTCCTCCATTCCTACGGCATGATCACCGACCATCACGCGGTAGTGGCGCCCCTCTTGGCACATGTGCCGCTCGACCTGCGGATAGTTGGCCAGCAGGAATCGGATCGCCTCTGCTGCACTATCAACGGCCGCCATGAACTTGCGCCGTCCGAGGAACTTGGCTAGCTGCCCATACACTCGGATCTCGCGCAGCATGGCAGTTCTCAGCCTTCGGTCAGTTTATCGGCGTCGCGATGGCGGAGTCTACGGCCGGTGCAATTTTGCAGCCAGCCGCCGTACAGATCACGGCTCGAGAGGCGCCCGCGAAGATGGTGCAGGATCAGTTGATCACCGATATACACACCGCAGTGGTTGAGGCCACTGCCTTCGATGTTCATCAGCAGGCCATCGCCAAACTGCAGCGGCTCCTCCTCCGGCAGTTGATAGAAGCCAGCATCCTTCCAGAAGCCATCGAATAACGGCTGAGATTCAAAGTCGGCATGGGTGGCCGGTCGATCCCAATCCGGCAGATCGATGCCGTGCTCGCCGTACCAGTCACGCACTAGCGTCCAGCAGTCGCTCACATCCCACACCCAGCTCCGGCCAATCAGTGGCGCCTTGTAGCCGCTGGGATGCGTCTCTGACCAAGCCTCGGTCTTCGGATTGACGATGTACCACGGCAGGCCGGTGGCCTCGATACTGATCAGATCTGGCTGGCTCGGTTCCGGCGGTGTGATCGGATGGCTATGGAAGATGGCCTCAATCTCGCCAGCATCCTCCGCAGAGGCGTAGTCCTCAGGAGAGAGGACGAACTGTGTGCCATCTTGATCCAGATTGCTGCAAGGCCAATACCGGCGACGGCCTTTAATAACGACCACCAAACCGCAAGCCTCACGAGGATCTTCCTCCTGAGCGTGCTTGAGCGCGTCATCTTTCCAGCTCATACGGTGTAGGCGCCGATGCCAGGGAAGCTGCCATAGGGCAGCTCAGAGGTCGCCCCGAAGCGCAACTTACAACTGCTCAAGCGCTTGCCGCATACATCTGCTGCGAGCGTGCCGACCACGTTGTCATTCGCATCCCAGTAGCTGCTGCCGGTGTAGCCGCACTCGGCCGAGCGGTAGACCCATTGGCAGATGTTGGCGATGCACTGGCGCTTAGGTGCTCGCACACCAACCAAGTCGAACGCCGCGGCCAGCTCGAACTCGACCACCTGCCGGCTCTCGGATGACTTGCGCGCGATCTTGTAGACCTCCCGCGGGAACTCGGCGGTCGGGTCCGGCGTGCCGTATGGGTTGGTGCCGCCGGTGAAGTTGGCGCCATCGATGTAGCGCGCCATCGTGCGGATCCTGGTCAGCGTTGCCCCGGTCAGATCATTGCCAGCAGTGGTCGCGTTGACTGTCGCCAAGATCGTCGTGATGCTGCCGAGGATGTTGCTCACCTTGATCTTCGGCCGCGGCAGGCTGCCGGTGCCTGTGTACTCAAATCCCTCGGCCTCGACTGGGAACCGCTGATAGCTGTTGCTATTCCAAACCAACTCACCGTTAGCGTCCATGTTGCTGCCGGCATGGAAGCGGTAGATCGTGTTGCTGCCATGCAAAGCAGTCACGAGCTGCAGCTCGAATAGCTCGATGATGCTGCTCGGCGCGATCTTCTGTAGTTCTGAGACGGGTATCGCCATGGCTACGGCTCGAACACCTCGATGAAGGTGGCGGTGATGTTATTGAAGTTGCAGGAGCGCAGCGTGGTCTGCCACTCCCTGCAGATGTATTTGCCAGCAGTGCCGCTGGGTGGTGTCCAGTCAAAGCTCTCGACGCCAGCTCGGGCATCTAAGAAGGCCGTGATGTTGTCGCGTTCGGTGTCGGTGCGGTTCAGGAAATTGAGCTGCCACTCCTTGCCATTGCGGTGCAGGCCGAAGCCGACGCGATGCTGGTAGCCATCACCTGCCTCGAAGGTGACCACCCTCGGCTTGCTGATCTCAGTGGCCTCGAAGCTGGGCGTGTAGGTGAAGGTGGCCATTAGTTGAGCAAGCCTCCTGGGCGCTTCTGAATCACGATCTCATTCTTGACGGCTTCGCTGATTGCCCGGCCGAACTCGGCGCCCTTGGCGTTATCACCTTGAACGCTGGTGCCACTGGCGTCAACGTTCACCACCACGCTCACGCCGCCTCCACCATTGGCAGCCTGCACACCGAGGCGGCCATCACGCCCGCGGCGCAGCGGCATGATCGCTTCAGGTCCGGCCTCGCCCATCAGGCCAACGCCCTTGGCGAAGGGGAACAACGTCGGGCGGTCGACTATTCCACCGCGGGCGAACTTCTGGATGCCGTTCTGGGCGAAGACGTTGCCCATTGCGCTTTTAGGGATACCGAACAGATCGAACACGCCCCCCACCAGCGGCTTAATGATCGCCTGCCGGATCGCGATGCGAGCAATGTCAGCGATGATGCTGTTGGCCAAATCCGTGAAGTTCGCCTTGCCGGTGGTAACGAAGCTGGTCAGTTGATCTTCAAGGCCTTGGAAGGCACCCTTGACTGAATCAGCGACTTGTGCGCCGAAGTTCTTCAGACTGTCGTAATACTGCCGAAGGCTTTCGCCGAAGGTATCTGCGAAGCCATCCTTCACCTGCTTACTGGCAGCTACCAACTCCTTCAGCTTGTCGATCTGCGCCTGAGTCAGACCAGGCAGGCGCTCGAGGATTGTTTGCAGTTCACGCTCGATCTCAACCTGCTTGAGCTTGTCGCCGGTGATCTTGCCAGCCTTGATCTGCAGATCCTCCACGGTGCGCTTGTAATCCTCCTGCAGTTGGTTGCGCTTAATAAAGTCCTGCGCAATAGCGCTGCCGGTCTTCGTTGCTATGTCGGCAATGTCCTCCATGTATTGCCGCTCGGCCTTGGCTAGTTCGAGCAAATCATTGCGGTTCTTCAGCTTGCTCTCCGAAAACTTTTGCTGAGCAATCTCATATTTAAGGGAAGCGACCTGCGTTTCGTTTTCCTTCCGCTGTGCCTCAAGCAGATCCAGTTCGAGCTGATACAGCTTCTGGCTCATCTCCTCCGCTTTCTTCGGCTTCGCACCAGCGTCCGTGCGCAAGCCGCTCAGGTCCGGCGTGGTGCCCGGTGGGGGCGTCGGGATGTTGGGCATCGTCATGGCACCCTGCAAGCTGGTGCCGATCTTCTTGGTGATGTCGTCAATCAACTTGCTGAGGCCAACGGCTAATCCCACCCCAACAGCGCCACCAGTGACCAAGCCAACGGCTTTCGCCTGCGCAGGTCCAGGAGTCTGCAGGCCAGCGATCAAGCTAAGCACCGCGGCGCGTGCTGTTTGCACTGCAAGCATTGCCCGCTCAAGCACCAACATGCCGCGCATCACGCCGAGCACACCTCGCAGCGCAGTCGCAAAGGTCGTGATGTTGGTTGCGATAAACACGCCAGCAGTCACACCGCCAAGCACCACCATCGTCTTGATCAATCCAGCAGCAATCTGCTGAAGTCCTGCTGCGCCACCGATCGCTTTGTAGAACTCATCAGCAAGATTGCCGACGAAGGTGATCGCCTGCGTGACCACGCTCACCAACCCACTCATGACCGGCAGCAGCGCTGAACCGATCTGCACGGTGAGCACAGTGGTCTGTGCCTTCATCAGGCCGAGTTGATCATTGAACGCATCAGCTTTGTCGGCAAAGTCTGGACCGATGCCGAGACCGAAGCGCTGGATCTCCTTGCTGCCAAGGTTCAGGATCGGGATCAATTCGGCACCGGCTTTGCCGAAGATCTTGATCGCTAGTGCAGCCTTCTCCGGTCCATCACGCAACTGAGCAAAGCGATCAGCTACATCGAGGAATACCTTGTCGGCGCTACGCAGCGTGCCATCGGCCTCGGTGGTGGCAACCCCAACGGTCTTAAATGCAGCAGCCGCCGCCTCCGTTCCAGTGGCCGCAGCCACCATGTTCTTGTTCAGGAATGTCAGTCCCTTCGCCACGCCCTCGAGGCTGGTGCCGCTCAGCTCGGCCGCCACCTTGAACTGCCCCAACGTCTCCACACCGACGCCAGTGCGCTGCGACAGATCGCGCATATCGTCCGCCAAGTCGATTGCCGACTTTGCTAGCGCCACCACACCACCAGTCACCGCTACAGCGGCCAAGCTCTTGAGGCCGGTATAGAGCAGATTGGTCGCCATGCTGGCGTTCTTGATGCGCCCCTCAAGGCCTTGCATCGAGTTGCCAAGGCGCCGGATATTGTTCTCACCCGCCACGTTGGCGGTGATCTTCAGCATGGCCTCCATGTTCATTGCCATGGCTATGCCCCCTGCTTATTGATCACCATCATCGCTGCGGCCTCCATCACCTGAAGATCCTCCAGCAGCGCACGCGGTTCCTCTACGTCGTACAGCTTAAACAGCCAACGCACCGCTGCATAGTCCAATCCGATCACGCCACTCATCGTGGTGCGCCACTGCGTCTGGACTCGCAGGAACATCTCAACCACTGGCCAGTTCTCGGGCAGAATCCCGAAGTCTTCCTCGGGAGCTGGCGGCAGATCCGGCAGCTCGATGCCCATGGCCGCGGCATCGTCGGCGGTTTCGTCCACAACGCCACCGCCTGCCCAATGCTCAGCGGCCTCGATCAGTTTTTTCGCTTAGCTCCCTGCAAGCTTTCGAAGTAGGCCACCGTGATGGCGCTCGCGAGCATCGGCACATCGAGCAACTGCTCCAGTGCCTTCTGGCTGAAGGGCACATCCTTGCCATCGCCATCGGTCACACCAGACCAGCCGACCAGTACCTCGGCTGCAAGATCAGCGTCGGTGATCTCCTCGGTCTTGATCTGTACGCCGATCTCCGTGATGCGGGACTGGCTCAACCGACGAAACTCCCCGTCGAAGGTCTGCCGTTGCATACGGCCACCGTCGACAGGGATATCAAATGCGATCGGCCACGAGTAGGTGTCCGACTGCTTAAGAACAAAAGCCAAGGTCAGGTATAGACGAGACTGAACTCATCATTGCCCGAACTGGTCGGAACCGCAATGAACGGCATGTTCAGCATCTGCACGCCATCCTGATCCGAGTAAGTCAGGTTGCCCAGATCAGACTGAGCAGTGGTCACCGTGGCGATGTTGCCACCGGTGGTGCCGTGCTGGAAGGTGATGCTGCCGGTGCTGCTGCCGGTGGCGATCGTGAAGAAGTCCTTAGCCGTGATGGTCGGAGC